ATTTTTGCCAGTACTATAACGACCCTAACGCGGTCACCTTACAAAGGATTGACCGATCAAGCTTTCAATACTATGACAAGAAGTACCTCACCGGATCAGGATTGTCTATTAAACTGGCCGGAGAAAAACTAGCTATCTTTGCAGCTATGGACGTAGCGTGGTCAGCATCACCTACAGCCGACTATACAGCCATAGCAGTGATAGGGGTCGACTATGAAAACAACGTCTACATACTCGACCTAGTACAATTTAAGACAAGTACATTCGCAGACTACTACGAGAAGGTACTAGACTTACACACGAAGTGGGGATTCAGAAAGATCAGAGTAGAGACAAACTCTGGCGGATACTTCGTACAGCAGGAGCTTGAACGCTACTGTAGAATGAATGGAACCATGCTATCCATTGAAGGTAAAGCCACCGTTAGTAACGAGGGTAAAAAACCTGAACGGCACGGAGCTGCTTTAGAGTGGCGATACGATGCCAAGAAGATCTGGCATTACCGTGGTGACAATACCACGGAGTTAGAAGATCAGATCATCTTAGAAAAACCAAAGCATGATGACCTCGTAGATGCGTTGGTAGCATGTATAGAGATTTCTAAGCCACCAGGCAAACGAGCAGCAATGAAGACGACAAGCTATGTTAACGACAATGTACATTATGATACCCGCTTTGGCGGACGCAGAGGACGCGCAGCATGAGTGAAGGTAACGGATTAGATTTAAATATCTTATTTAACCATGATAGAGATATCATGGCATCTATTATTGTGGGGTTATGGACTAACTGGTCTACAGCTAACAATAAGGCGCAAACAATGTGGGATGAGGTACGAAGGTATATCTTTGCTACATCAACTAAAGATACCGCTAATGACGGGGCAGCTCCCTGGAGCAACACTACCCATCGTCCTAAGATTGCAAACATCTATGATACATTGACTATCAACTATGAAGCTGGTCAGTTTCCTAATGATGACCATCTAGTATGGGAAGGCTCTGATAAAGAGAGTGCTACCAAAGATAAAGCGCAAGTAGTTACAAGCTATATGCGCACTAAGCATAAGCTTAAAGGTAGTAACTTTCGAAAGGCTCATAGAGAGTGCCAAGCTAATTGGACTTGGACAGGTAATGCATTTGCTCAGATAGACTACGTTCAAGAGAGCTCAGTTGATCCAGAGACAGGCGCGATTAATGTAGGGTATGTGGGACCACGTACTACTGCTATTGATCCACGTAAGATTGTATTTAATCCGCTAGCTAGTTCTTTTGAAGAGTCACCTAAGATTATACGAAGCCTTTACACGATGGCAGAGATCTCTCGTATCATTGAAGAACGTCCTGATATGCAGTACTTCCGAGAGATCAAAGAGCAAGTAGTTGCGACAAGAAAAAGGTTCAGACAGTTTGATCAAGGCGATCTACTGATAGACAGTAGTCTACAATTCGATGGTTTTGGTACAGCTGGTGAGTATTTCAATAGTGGCCTGGTAGAAGTACTAGACTTCTACGGTGATATATATGAAGAGTCTACTGAGACATTCAGAAAGAATCACGTCATTACAGTTGTAGATAGATTCTCTATTGTAAGAGACGAACCTTTAAATACCTGGAGCGGCCGTCCTTTAATCTTCCATGTAGCTTGGAGAAGTAGGATTGATAACCTGTGGGGGCAGGGGCCATTAGAAAATCTGGTTGGCTTACAGTATCGTATTGACCACCTAGAGAATGCGAGAGCTGATGCCTTTGATCAGATGATAGATCCTGACATTGTATTTGCAGGTGACATAGAAGAGGTGATGCAAGTAGGTGGTGCTAAGCACTACTATATAGCAGAGAATGGTACTGTTGCACATCTCCGTCCCGACACTACCGTACTCAATGCTGATCTACAGATCGCTGAATTGACTAATGCAATGGAGCAGTTTGCACTAGCTCCGAGAGAAGCCCTGGGTATTAGAAGCCCAGGTGAGAAGACTGCATTCGAAGTAGCCGAGCTAGCAACAGCTTCCGGCCGAGCATTCGAGAACAAGAACATGCTGTATAGTGAGTTCATGGAATCGTGTGTGAATGCAGAGCTAGAGGTTTCAGTAAGAAACTTAGATACTGCTGATGTCATCACCGTAGTGGATGATGAAACTGGTTCATTATCGTTTCGTACTATAACTAAAGCAGACATTACAGCTAACGGCAAGCTAGTACCAGTAGGCGCTAGACACTTTGCACGTAACGGACAACTGATTCAGAACTTGACTCAGATGCAACTAGGCCCACTCAGTGACCCTGAGGTGGCACAACACTTCAGCTCATTAGGATTAGCAGAGCTATTCCAAGAGCTGTTAGATTTACAAGGTAGTAAGAAGACTTTAGTTTCACCATACATTCGTGTGAGTGAGAGACTAGAGGCTCAGCGTAGAACAAACGCAGCTGCTGATATCGCTGACGAGGAGGCGCTCACCAGTACCACAGGTGAACCACCGGTGACTCAGGAAATACAAGGAGACCTAAGTGGAGGCAGAGGAACGGAACAAAACTTTGGCGGGTTCGGCACCCAGTAAACGGGTAACTACCTGTTCACCAAAACTGGTGCTTGGTATGTCGGAAGCGGAAGCGCAAGATTTTGATGGATCTTATAAGAGATCTAAAAAAGTATTAAAGAGAATCAATGAAGTAGCTCGAACAGAGTACCTCAAGATTTTAAAAGAGGAAGAAGGGTACGCCGCACTAAACTTACCAGACTACGGTGCATACGTTGCACGTAAGATGGGTGAGAGATATGTGTGGAGTAAATTACAAGAGTTGACCAGGACTACATAATGGAAAATGAATTTGGTAAAACCGGCGACCAAGCCGGTGGAGAACCAACCAGTTTCGACGGAGACGGGCAGACAAAAAACGTCACGGAAGGAACAGGTATCACAGCGGAAGAGTTGGCGGCGCTCAAGACACGCGACACTAGTGCACAATCGCACATTGTCGATATTGAAAGTGAGAACGAAGCTTTGAGAACACAGGTAACTGAGTTAGCAAACAATCTCGCAAGCGCAACAACATTGGAAGAAGTGATGAGCAGGATGAAGACTGACGACGGCGCAAGCCAAGAGCAAGTCGATCCTGACAAGGTTGCTGAAAAAGTAGAGCAACGATTACAATTAAGAACACAACAGAGAGTGTCGGACGACAATTGGACTGCCGTCTATGATAAGCTGACAGACACCTACGGTGAATGGGACAAAGCGGATGAAGAAATTCGAGCGCGATGTGCTACACTGAAGATGTCTACGCAGGAAGCGACTAGTTTAGCTAAGACTTCACCTGCTGCGTTCTATGAATTATTCCTGCCTAAGCAGGGAACCCCAACGCAAAGCTCTGCTGCTTCTGCGACTGGGAAACAAACATCAATGCCTCCAGTGGAAGATGGTCTTTCACGAGACAGAGCATACTACAAAGAACTTCGAAAGAAGAACCCCAATAAATATTGGAGTGTTGACGTACAAGCTCAATATCGTAGAGACGTCCACGGAGCACAATAAAAGAGAATTGAATAATGGCTTCAATGGATTCAGTTTGGGGTGCCGATCACCTCAAGCGAAATGAAGTATTCAATGATCAGCTCAAGGAGATGTTTGAGGAAGAGTTGATGGCACAATCATTCGTAAGAATGGTTGACTTCCCCGATGGTGATAACTGGAAAGTTAGCACACTAGGTGAATTGCCTATTGACCAAGTATCGGAAGGCGTAAGCCTACCAGAACGACGACCTGACACTGGTCAGTTCGTATTGAACGTAAACCAATTCGTTGGTACAAAAGTTCCGTTCTCCGATAAGTTCCTCGAAGACGACTTCCTTGCGCCTGCTGCACTCGCAGCTATTCCGCGTAAGATGAAAAGAGCGTTCGACGAATATTTCGAAACAGAAATTCTGAAATTGCACCGTGTTCAGACCAATGATGATCCTAACACGATCAACACTGCTGACCACAGACTAGTAGCATCAGGCACTGGCCGAACCATCACGGTTCAGGACATCGCCTATGCACGCTTTGCAATGCAGAAAGCTAAGGTGCCTCTTGGCGCTATGGTCGCAATTGTTGACCCTAGCTTCGAGTTTAACACCAACGTCACTGCCACGATCACAGATATCTCCTTCAACCCACGTTGGGAAGGTATCATTGAGACTGGTATAGGTGATGGGTCCGGTCTACGATTCATCCGTAATATCTACGGGTTCGACATCCTAGTATCAGACTTCCTGGATAAGGCTGAAACTGCCGAGTCTGCACTAACCGAGTACGATGGCACTGCCACGACTCATACTATTGGCGACACCGCCAATATGTTCTTCACGGTCGCTGACCAAGATGCAATGCCCTTCATTGGTGCATGGCGTCGTCAGCCTCGTGTTACATCATGGCGAGATGATGACATTGAAACTGAATACCACCAGTTAACAGCCCGATTCGGTCTGAACTTGTGGCGTCCAGAATCTCTAGTCACTATCTTTGCTTCTCAAGCACTGACAGCAGCATAAGGACGTAATAACATGGCACGCGAACAAACCGCAACCCTAGACGGCGTCATTGTCGGCTACGGTACAAGAGATAGCATCAACGTTGAAGACGCTGTTGTCCACACCTTAGGTCGGGTAAGCCAGTTGGAGGTTACAGTTGACGTAAGCAATTACTTAACTCTAGCTGAAGCTGTAGCCCCATCGTCAAAACAATTCGCAATCCCAGCGGGATCAGTGATTCAAAGTGTAACAGTTACGACTGCTAATGCTTGGAATACTCTTACCTCTGTTGCAATGGGTCTCAAAGACGCAACCAGTGGCGCACAGCTACATGGCGGCGACGATGTACTCGTTACGGATGTCGAAGGAATTTTGGCTGTCTTTGGTGCAGGCGACTACTTCTACGGCGCAGGCGCTTTGGCTGATGGTACTACTGATATAGTAACCACAGCTGATTCAGTCTTGTCTTTTACAGTTACGGGATCAGCTCCTACGACTGGACAATCTACTGTACTCATTGAGTACGTTGAACCTGTCCCTTCTAGTGACGCACCCGCTCCTGTTCAAGGCGTGATTGGTAGCTTATAACTAGCTCATTCGTGGAGGGTGCTCCGGCATCCTCCTCGGATTTTTTAACGGAAAATAAATGGCAGACTTACAACACACAGCTCTAGTATCCGCTGAGGTACACGAGCCTAAACATATCACTGGTGGTGGTACCGCACAAAGTGGACAAGTTATCACTAACTCTGGTTCAGTAGCTGCTACAAGTGAATATCGAAGCTTAATCTCAACAGAGGTTAGTGAGTTCGATTACTACTTAGTGGTCATAGAGCCTGATAGCTCTCTGACTGAAGATACATTCGTAGTTGTACCAACAGCAGGTATCCTCACTGAAGTACAAACAGTAATCAGTGACGCGCTTGTTACAGGCGACAACATATATACATTCACAGTAGATGGCAATGCTACTACACCACCGACAATGACTGTAACTCAGTCAGGTTCAAATTCTGGTGATGTAGACAACGTAACTATCTCATCAGGTGGTGAACTGCCTGTAGGTGGTGTAATACAGATAGCTAATAATGGTGGAAACTCTGATGCAGCTGTCCGTACATACTTTACTCTCACTATTCGGAGAGCATAATGGCAGCAGGAAGATTTACACTAATAGAGATGGTTCAGAAGATCCTAGCTTCGCTAGGTTCAGATGCAGTCAACTCTATCTCTGGTAATACAGAAGCTACCCAGGTAGCACAGTTGTTAGAGGATGTGTACTACGATCTTCTTAACCAGAATGATTGGCCTTGGTTAGAGAATCTGATTCAGCTTGAAGCTGTAGCAGACTCTGAGCGGCCTAACTATTTGCGTATCCCGCAGACAGTAACACGTATAGATGATTTTAGATATGACTGCACTGATCGTGTAGTAGATCCTAATGATGAATTAAATATACGGAAAGTAATTTGGCAAGCGCCGAGTGAGTTTCTGACACGGGTGCAGAAACGTAACAGTGATACAGACAACGTACAAGAGGTACTTACCTTCAACGGTACACGTCTCTTGATACTGAATGATACATGTCCTACTTATTGGACATCATTCGACGATGAGTATGTGATTACCGACTCCTTTGATAATACAATCGAGTCAACCCTTGAGGCGGATAGATCACAAGCTTTAGTAAAACAGATCCCAGTGTTTACACTTGAGGATTCATTTGTAGCTGACGCGCCTAACAACTTCTTCCAGCTATGGCTGGCTGTGGCTAAGGCAACAGCGTTCAACTACTGGAGGCAAGAGTCTTCTCCAGAAGATATCAAGCGGTCCCGACGAGGACTCGCTGTTATGCGGAGAGACGCTAATAGGACAAACAATGATGACGGACGAGTCAAATTTGGAAGACGCGTTATTTGGTAACGAGTCACCGGTAGAGATGGATGATGACATCATCTCCTCTACAAACGAGACAGACGACAAGATGTTCTTACGGGACGTACTAGGACCAGAAGCTGAAGAAGCTATGAAAGACCAGGACCTTAAATCACCGCAAGAAAAATATGACCCTAAGAAACCTAAAGAGCCAGCAGTCTATGTGACTAGTGCTGGCAAAGAGATCAGGGTACACAAGACAGAGTCAGGTAAATATTATATTAAATTTCATCCTGGCGGCTCACTACCAGCTGAACTGCTTGGTCAGTTTACGCACGAAGACCTAGCTAGACAACAGATTAGGCTATACCTCGCAAAGCGATAACGGGAATACTAGATGCCAATAGCAGAACAATCGAAAGTCTTTTCTAATTTTACGAAAGGACTGAACACAGAGGCCACAGGATTAAACTTTCCTGAGAATGCTGCTGTTGACATGGATAACTTTGAACTGTTTCGAACAGGTGAAGTTAAACGTAGACTTGGTTTAGATTTCGAAGGGGGCTATTCCCTCGGAGATGAAGTTTTTACTGAGAGCTTCCTAAGTACCGCAGCTA